TCAATGGCCGAGAAGTCCGCAACGATGAATTTGCGATTGCCTTGCGGCACAAACGCTGTGCGGATCAGCTGAGAAAGTGTATCCGGCACATCTTCGTAGAGCATTTTCACACCCTCAAAGTCGCCGCAGCGAACAAGTCCACGGGCTTCGGCAAGGTCGGCGAGGTGATTCTGCGGCAGGTTCTGCATCTGAATAATGCGTCCTGCCCATCGGCCTGTGCGGTTGGCACCGTAAAACTGGAACATACCTCTGGCGCGATCATCGGCGCAGACCGCAGTCTCCATCGCCTGGTATTTCTTTACCGAGGACTTTGCAAGCTGCTGACGGAGGGTTAACACCTTCTGTAATTCCGGCGGTGCAGTTTTCAGCATTTCCGCCACAGCTTTTTTGCCGAGGGTATCGGTTTCCATACCGTTGTCCGAAAGCCACTGCTTCATCTGCTGCACGGAGTTGGGATTCTCCAAAGCGGTCAGTTCCTTCATTGCCTGTGTCAGTTCGGAGCGAGATCTGCCGTCCATTTGAATGGCCTGCTGCACCAGTTCCATATCCAGGGCAACACCACGGTCATTGATTTCTTGGTCAATGTGGTATTCGTCCCACACGCTGTCCGGCACTGGATACTTGGCAAGCCGAGCCTGAATGGACATCTCTGTTTCCACATCACGAATGTTGTATTTTTTGAAAGCCAGCCACTTATCTGGGGCATGAGCCGGAAGGTTGCGGGTACGCTGTCCATTGGATTTCGTGGGTGCACAGGGCTGACAGAAATATTTTATGAGGTCTTTGCCTTCGGACAATTTCTGCTTTTCAAGCCCAAGTACCGAACCGACACCTTCCAGAGAAAGCGGCAACCCCATTGTTGCAGCCCACACCATAGAACACTTCCAGGAATCCGACTCCAAGTAGTCGCCAGTGGAATAGCCCAAATGCCGCGACAGGCAGATGCGTTCAAAGTTGGCATTGAAAGCCCACTTGGTTACGGAATCATTCTCCAGAGCGGCGACAATATCAGTGGGGATCTGTTCTCCGCAGGCGAGGTCGACCAGTTGCACGGAACCGCCGTCCACGCTGTAAGAAAACAGCAGTATTTCAAATACGGGAGACTCTACATACCGATACACGCCAGTTTTCGCAAGGGGATGATCGCTGTAAGTCTCGATATCGATTGAGAGAGTTTTCATATCATTGTCCTTTCAACGGAAATAAGGGCGGCAGAGAATGCTCCTCGCCGCCCCATTGGTACGTTAGTCCACCTTTGTGGCGGATTCCTTGGTTTCCTTGGATTCCTTGTGCTTACGGATCTTGTCCTTCACCCAACTCGCCGCAGATGCAATGATAACGATGATTTCAGCGATAAACACGCCGGTCATGGCTCCGAAGCAGGTATAAAGCATCAGTTCCTGAAATTCAGTCATGGTCGCACCTCCATTAAGCCAGGAAATCGTCATCCGCATCGGTTGCGAAGTCGGACTCGGCGCTTGCCTTACCACCCAGGGGTTCACCGGCACGGATGAGCTGCAGGTTGTTCAGACCGCAGGCGATACCCTTGTTGCCGTTGGAGTTGAAGGCATACAGATTGATGCTTGCACGGCCATACACGCCGGAGTAGACCTCGGAGCGGGTCAGCACAGGATTACGGTCAGCATCCACGATGCCGGGTGCAGTAGCAGAGTTGGCGTTGATGAAGTAGGCGTTGGCATAGGCAGGATCATCGGGTCTCTCGATATCGCCGTCGCGCAGAGGGATCTTAATGGCAGCCAGAGGAGGTACGCTCTTGCTGTTGCCCTTCAACTTGGACTGACCCTCCTGGTAGGCAGCTTCGATTGCCGCCTTGATTTTTGCGACCGTCTTGGTATCGGATTTGGGGATGATGAGGCTGACACTGTACTTGGGAGTGCCGCCGTTGATGCTCTTAGGCTCCCAGACATTGGCGTAAGACCAACGGGTGTCGGGACCGGTGATGACCTTCATAGGGTTGTTGACTCTGGTTGTGTTAGTAGACATATTAAAATTCCTCCATAAAATCTGATTTTGCAGTGTTCATTGCCGGACGTTTGTCGCTCTCCGGCACGAGCGTCGGTTTGCCTTGCGGCTTTTCAATGTAGGGGGCGAGAAGTTCCTCAAAGCGGGATTTGCCGAGCATCTTCTGCATGGCGGTGATACCGAGGACTTTGCGCTCATAGGGATCGAAGCCCGCGTTCTCCACGGTGGCGGCGACAACGGCATCGTTGGTGTACTTGCGGTTGGAACGGCCTTCGACCAATTTCCACCCGTTCCAGTCCTTACCGCTGATAGCCTGCTGAAGGGCATATTCCTTCACATCGGATGCCCAGGCAGTAAGCGCATCGACCTTGTCGAGGATATCTGCAATTTCCTCATCATCGAGGAGTGCAGGAGTCTGGAAGTCGTATCGGGCGAGAGCCATATTCGCTTCGGCGCGTTCTCTGCATTCAGCCTTTGCCTTGCAGAAGCGACACCATTCACCGCAGTGGAAGTCGCCTTGACCCTCATAGGCCAGTTTCGCTTTCTGGGTGAGTTCGGTGTCTGCCCATTCAAGCAGATCGGCTTTTTCCATCTCGTACACGCTGACATTGGACTTTCGGGGTTGGAAGATGGTCATGCGGACGGTATCGATGTCGTAGATGGCATCGAAGATTTCCAAGGCACCCAGGGCATACAGCATCATCTGGGGATTTGCCACAGCACTGACCTCAACGCCCTTACCATGCTTGTAATCGCAGATGTTCATCACGCCGTCAGCGATAACGATGCAGTCGGCAGTTCCAAAGCCGTCCTGAACCCAACGAGAGAAGTTCACCCGCTGTTCGATCATGACCACGGGATCAGTACAGGTCTGTTTTGCCGTTTCCAGGAGTTCTACCACATAAGCGGCATATCCGGCGGCGCATTCCTCCATCTCCTCGTTGTACCAGGAGAGATTTTCGATGGGGTCTTCCGCAGAAATGCCCAGAGCCTGCTTGAGTCGAAACTCGCAAAGGGTGTGGGCATCGGTGCCTTCGGCGGCATAATCACTGCCTTTATCCTCATAGTTCTCGCAGAGCCGAGCGGAAGGCGGACAGTTGATCCACCGTTCGGAAGAGGATGCTGACAGAACAGCGTGTTTATTTGCCATCGGTCAGCACCTCCGCATCGGCAAGCAGTGCCTTGTAGTGAGCGGGGTCGATCTGGGACAGCTTGGCGGCACCGTACTTCTGGAGCAGGGAGCGAATCTCGGCTGTATGACCCTGGCGGGACTTATCTGCGAGAACGGCTCTGACCTGTTCTAAAGTCAGTGCGGGTTCGGCGGGAGCAGTCGGCTCTGCATCTCCTGCACCGCTGAACATCTCTGCAAGCCAGTTGGCGATGTCGTTAATAGCGGCAGCAGCATTGCGCAGCTCTTCGATGGTCGCAGCCATATCGCTCATTTTGCTCATCCTGTTTTCCTCCTTCCGTAGATTGACTTTGAATCAGCGCCAGCTTCATAGCCAGTCGCCTGGACACCACGCTGATGGTCGTGAGAACATCAATAAGTTCCTTGTCAGTGCCAGTGCCGTGTTTCTTCTGGGCTTCGTACATTCTGTTCACCTCCTTGGAAGGAGCAGTGTTGTTTTTTGCTCTTTCCACTACCCACTGGAGGTGAGATGTGCATCTGAACAGAGAAACAAAGAAAAATTTCAAAAAAATTCTCCAGTCACCGAAATGATGACTGGAGCAGGTTTCAGATGTAGTCGCTGAGCAGAACACGGAGCCTGTCAAAGGCTTTCTGTTTTCTGTAGTTCACGGCGCTCTGGTTGTTATAGCCCATGATAGAAGCGATGTCCCTCTCGGATTTGCCTTCGATTATCAGTTCGCAGATACGGCGACCTTCGGGGTTGAGTTCCTGCAACTTCTGATACAGGGCGCAGAGAAGCTCACGATCCTCCATGATGGACTGCGCGTTGGGGGCATCGTCCGGCAGGTCATCCGCCCAGCTTTTCTGGTTGCCCTCGCCGTCCTCAACGGTGTAATCCAGAGAGAGATTGTCTCCGGCGGCTCGGAACTCACAGCCAAGGCAGTCGCCATCGCACATCCAGGTCTTGGACTTGGGACACATACATTGACCGTGTGCCTGGGCGCGTTTGCGGGTGGCCCAAATATCACGGTAGTAGGCGTAATACTGCTCTTCGGTTACTTCCACCCATGTCTTGAGACGGTGGATGTAGACTTTGTACTCACGGGTTGACTTCTGATTTTCATTGGTTTT